TGATACAGATTTTACAAATACTGGTAATTCATTTTGAGGTAATAGTGATCTATAATTTTCTAAGTTATCAGATAGTTCATCACTTACAATCTTTTTCTTTTGAGCTTCACTATCACTAAAAAATTCAATCAAACTAACATCACATATATCAGCTATTTCTTCAAGTATTTCATATTTAGGATTTTTAATTTTACCACTTCTGTATTGTTTAATACCATCTATTGTTAATTGAAGTCCACGATTTTCCAACTCATCTAGTAATTGCTGTGATGTGATTTTTTTTGACTTTAGAACTTTTGATAATTTTTTATAGTCAAACAATTTTAATCCTTAAAATAAGTGTAGTAATAATACCATATTCAGAGTGTTGTGTCGTAACACTTTTAAGATTTATCAAAGTGTTATTACACTACACTTTCAACATGGAATATAAAAAACTTAAAAAAATACTTTTAGATTATGGTTACAGCTTAGATACTGTTAAAAAGATTTTAACAGTTAAAACTAGACCATCATTACTAAAAGCTATTGAACTGGAACAAAAGCATAGTATCCCATGTACTGCTTGGGAAAATATACGGTTGTTTATCACTTCTAAAGAGAATGATACAAAACAAAAGAGTAGTAACACTACTACTTAAAATTAAAAAAGGTATGAAAATATGAATGACTTTGTGCATAACAAACAGCCAAAAGACCCAAGCCTTTGTAAATTAATTCGTAAAACTATTACGGTTAATAGAAAAGAGTTGGGTTTAGAGTTTGAAGATGTTGCTTTTGAACTTGGACTAAACCAAGGAACACTTAGCAATAAGCTAAAGCCATCAATGGCTACTAATGATTTGAGCATTACAGAGTTTATACACTTTTTGGAACTTACAGGTGATTATGCTGCACTTGATTATATAGCAGATAAATTTGGAATGGTTTTAGTAGCAAAAAAGCAAGCTGAAGCCAAAATAAGTGATATTAACTTACTTGTTGATATGGCTAGTATGGAAAACAATGATGTGTTTAGTGTTGTTAAAAGAGCTATGGCTGATGGTGTAATAACACCGGAAGAAAGAGAAGCAATACTAAAAGAGATAAACGAAGCACAAAAAGCTAATGCTGAACTAAAAGACTTGGTGCTGCATACTGCAATAAGTGATAAATAGCTTCATAGAGCCTATTTAAAGATAGGTTTTATTGAGGCTATAAGGGGTCAAGAACTGGAAATTCGCCCCCTTATAGTTTTCACACACATTTAATATCTAAATATGAGCCAGTAATTATATCCAGTTCCTACTGGCTCTTCAATAAGAGGGTTCATATTTAGATGGAACTAGGAAAATTATGAGTAGAAATTTAACAAAAAAAGATGAGGAAACATTTAGAGTTGCTTACAACTGCATAAGTAGAGTTATGGCTGTAACTCACTCCACAACTAACTTACATGAGATAAAAATATATAAAAATAGGACTTCAAAACACTTACCATCTTCATATATGCGATTGTTTTCAAGTGATACATTATCTAATTTACAAAGAAAGTTTTGTGATCTAAACAAAAAAGAAGCTATTGATAGTTTGATAGATGATTGTTTTAACAAAGATATACAGCCAAATACATATATTTTTAGTGGTGTTCTTGGAGTTCAAAAGATAAAAGCACAAGAAACTACTTATGAATATACTGAAGATAGTAGGTATTCAGCATGAGTTTAAAACTAATAACAAAGGCTTGGGAAACAAACTTTAAAGGTAATGACCTTTTAGTGCTTATATCTCTTGCTGATAATGCTAGTGATGAGGGGTACTGTTTTCCATCTTGGAAGACAATAATGAAAAAAACTAAAGTTAGTAAAGCTACACTAAGTTACATATTAAAATCATTTGAACACTTTGGAATTTTAGAAAGAAAAATCAGAAAAAGAGAAGATGGAAGCAATACATCTAATGAATATATTATCAATATTATTGATGTAAATATTGATGATTATACAACTTATAGAAAGTCTTTAAATGCAAAAAAAGACAACCACAGTTCAGAAACTGAACTACCTACCACAGTTCAGAAACTGAACTACCCTAGTTCAGAATGTGAACTAGCCCCTAGTTCAGAATGTGAACTAGCTATATTAACCACCATATATGAACCGTCAATAGAACCGTCAGATAAAGAAAAAGATAAAAAAGAAATTCCAACAATTTTAGAACTTTGGAATAATTTATCAAAAGAACTAAATCTAAATAAAATATCTAAAATCACATCTAAGAGAAAATCTAAACTCATTACTAGACTAAAAGAGAATAAAAACTTTTTAGAAGATTTTAAAGCAGCTTTAGAAAACATCAAACAAAGTAATTTTCTTCAAGGTAAAAACAATCGTAACTGGAAAGTTGATTTTGATTGGTTAATTGCAAATGATACAAACTTCATAAAAGTTTTAGAGGGAAAATATACAGATGTAGCTGCACCAGCTGCACAAACTGATTTTAGTAAGTTTGGTTCGATACCTAAAGACCACTTTGCAATAGGAAGTGTAATTGATGTTGATGTAACACCACAAATTCATATAGGAGCTACACATGAATAGAGTTCAATACCTACAACAAGCTTTAGAGATAAATGAAGTTCAAGCTGATTTATTAAACGATCTAATTAGTGATATACCGGACAGCAGAATAAAAGAGTTTTTGATTTTTAGAATGAACTATGTACAACCAATGATGAGTAAGGAACTCATTACAAAAACTGCTCTTTTTGATTTTAGAAAAAAAATGACTGAAATGCAATTAAGAAGTGGTGTGAAGCTTTTTAAAACTACTGATGATGTTAAAGAGTACCTACAAACTTATTACAAAGGCAAAGAAATAGCAAACGGTGCTGGTAACTATTATGACTTTGTTGTTATAGCTATGGATAAAGATGGTGAGCTTATAAACAAATATGTACAGAATGAACACGGTACATATAAAAAACTAAACAATGTTGAAACTGGTGCTATTTATCAATGGTGTTTAGCTAACCAACATAAAATAGGTGTAGTTGAATATGTGCCTTACTATAACCCTGATGATGTAAAGCAACTTGAAAACTCTCAAGCAGCTGGACTTGTAGAACTTACAAAAGATGAGCCAATTAGTGAAAATATATCATCAATGATGGGAAACTTAGTTGATAAAGTGAAAGTTAGTGCATAGATGGCTGTTGATTTTGATGTATGTGTTGAGATTGATAGAACTGGTAAAGATAAGCTTTACTACATCTATAAACTCAAAAATGGGATGAAGTTTTGGCTAACGAAAAACAAAACACTAGACAGATGGGACGGTGCAAAAGCTTATGTGAAGACATGGGAACAAGCAACGAAGTTAGTAGACAAAATTTTCGCCGGCGAAATTTGCGAATAGTCAAAAAAGGTATTGATAAATATGCTGAATGTACAAAGCTTGGTTTTATTTACGATAGAAGAAAAATTAAAAAGGAATGGCTGAAATGATTGGTAGATTTATTGATTGGTGTGTTAAGCCAAAAAAAGTATATACAAATAATTTGAATTACTGGTTTGTAAGTCTTGCTTCATGGTATGTATTTTTTGATGTTATTAGAATGTTGTGGTTTTAATATGCTTACATACGGTGAAGCTTGGTTTGAAGCTAAAATGAGAACTTACCAAGATGGAAATAAACTTGAAGATGTTACAAGCTTACCACCTCATAAGCCAAGAATGGAAAGAGCTGAAGCAGCTGCTTATTATAACTCTAAGTTAGAAGAGTATTTTGCTACACAAGTTGTTGAAACTATACCAAAGGGACTTAGACTAAAAGCAGTTCAATATATGATGTATGGAAATCCAAACAGAGGTATTTTAAATGAAAAGTAGTAAAAGATATGGCTCAAAAGTGCAACTTAATCACTTAAAAGATGGAGATATAACTTACTACATTGTTTATAAAATAGCTGGTAAAACTCAATATAAAAAGGTTGGTCGTAAAAGTGAGGGTATTACTGAAAGAAAAGCAATAGAGTTAAGAAACCAAATACTAAGTGAACAAAGACACGGTATTGATTTGAGCCAAAAGAGTTTTAAACATCTAACTTTTGATAAATTGGCTGAAACTTACTTTGTGAGTAATGAAGCTCACAATAAAAGCAATAAGAAGTACCAGCAAATGTATCAAAATCATATACAGCCAAGCTTTGGTGATGTAACTATTGCAAAGCTTGATGATAGTTTGATATATGAACTTCAAGCACTTAAAAAAGCTGATGGTAAGAGTGCAAGTACAATCAACATAATAATAAAACTTATCAAAAGAATAATTGGTTTTGGAATAGCAAAAGGAATTATTAGTTATAGCCCATTTAGAAACATAAAGCTGTTTAGAGTGAACAACACTAGACTAAGATACCTAAGTACTTCAGAGATAGCAAAATTAAATGAAGCAGTACAGAATAACAAAGTTCTAAAGATATTTGTGAAGATAGCACTTGGAACTGGTGCAAGAGCCAACAGTATTTTATCTATTCAAAAAAAAGATATTAACTTGGAAACTAGAACGATCACTTTAAAAGATTTCAAAAGAAATGATACTTACTTGGGTTACTTAGATGAAGATACTTTTGAAATGTTAGAAGAGCATATTAAAAACTTTGGTGCTAATAGTTTTGTAGTGTCTGAAGATGGAGCTGCTACAAAATACCAAAGAATATATTTAGACCTCACAAAGATATTTAACCAGTTCAATGATGAGTTAGCAAAAGATGATAGAGCTAACCGTGTTGTAATACACACACTTAGACACACATTCGCTTCACACTTAGCAATCAATGGTGTATCAATCCAAGAGATACAAAAGCTTATGAACCATAAAGACATTAAACAAACATTGAAGTATGCAAAACTAATGCCGGATAGTGGTCGTGAGTTTGCACAAAATTTATATAAGGAAGTAAGTAATGGCTGAAATGAAAGTAGAGTTTGATGGACTGGATAAGGTTTTAGCAACATTAAATCCAAGAGTTTACAGAAAGGCACTTAATAGAACTGTTAATAATATTGGGGCAAAGATGAAGACCTACACCACTAAAGAAGTTAGAAGAACATACAACATCAAAGCAAAAGATATAAAACAGTTCATGCAAGTAAAACGGTCAAGATATGAAGATATGAAGTATCAAATGCAAATAAGAAGTAGCCCACTTAATGCTATTCGCTTTGGTGCAAAAGCATTAAAGAAGAGAGGTAATGTGAGTGTGAGGATTAAAAAGGATAACGGTAGGAAAGTATTAAAGAGAGCTTTCTTATCTAAGAGTGGTAAAGCAGTACTCCAAAGAGAAAAAGGATCACAAAAGATTAGAGCAGTTGCAACAATCTCTATCCCTCAAATGTTCAATGATAAGATTTTAAAAGGTGCTGATGATATGGCACGAAATGAGTTCGGTAAGAAGCTACAAGACAACTTTAATTTCTACATAGGAAAGGTGTAAAAAGGTGGTTGAACTTATGTATAGAAATAGGTTAGAAATATTATCACTCTTACTAATAGTTAAATCTTTAGTGAAGTATTTTTACACCGAGTTTTTTAGTTGGTTAAGTAGTTGGTTAAATAAATGTAACTATGTGGAATATATAAAGAGGGGTAGTGAGTTGTGTGAGTTGAGTATTAAACCCCTATATTGTGGGCTTTCAAAGGTACTATATAGAATGTTGCCAATAAGGGTACTAGCGAGTGCGAAAAAGTGCTAGACATAGTAATTTTTAACTTGGTTAAGTTTTGCAGTATATCTTCACATAGTGCTAAGTACCTTGTAGTAGTTGTTTGGAGTGGTTTTTTAACCACTTTGCAACTTGGTTAAGTTTTAGCAAGTTTTAAGTTTAGAGGTTAAGAAATGGATACAAAATACATTACAAAAACAGATTTGGCAAAAGCAAACGGTGTAAGTGCTGCATATATATCTAAGCTAGTAAAAAAAGGTGTGTTTAATAAGTGCCTTGATGGAACTAAGTTAAAAAGAGATTGTGCTTTAAAAACTTACTTAGATATAAAAGACCCAACACGAGATAGTCAAAGAGCAGCAAACAGAAGTTCTAAAATTTCGCCGGCGAAAAAAACAACTGCTAGAAAAGCTAGAATTAAAAAAGAACCTGAAGTTGTAATACCTGAAATTGAAAAAGCTACTAGCAAAAATATTAAAGATAGTGATTTATACAACCAAGATAATTTAGATGAGTTAAAAGATTTGTTGTTAAGTGCCAGTACTGGAAACCAAAAAGTACAAATCATAAAAGACTTTTGGACTGGTAAAATTAATCAGCAAAAGTATTTAGAGGGCGAAAAGCTTTTAATACCAAAAGAACAGATTGTAAAAGATGTGCAGCGAATACTAAAAGCTTTTAGAGATAAAGCTTTGGCACTACCTACTAAAATTTCAAGTGATCTAGTTGGACTTACTGAAAAAAAAGATGTCGCAGTAGTTGTTGAGAGTTATATGTACGAACTACTAGAAGAACTTAGCAACTTGGAAGATATAGAATGATTGTATCTCAATGTGTAAAGGTTGTTAAACCACCAAAAAAGCTAACAGTATCAGAGTGGGCTGATGAGTATAGACAACTATCAAGTGAAGCAAGTGCTGAAAGTGGTAAGTGGCGAACCAGTAGAGCAGAATATCAAAGAGGAATTATGAATGCCTTTAGTGACCCAAATATACATACAGTTGTTTGGATGTCTTCAGCACAAGTTGGCAAGACTGAAGCACTACTAAATATCATTGGTTATTTTGTAGACCAAGACCCTAGCCCTATGTTGTTGCTGCAACCAACTTTAGATATGGCCCAAGCATTTAGTAAAGATAGACTAGCACCAATGACACGAGATACAAAAGTTTTAACTCATAAAATCAAAGATAGCAAAGCTAAAGATAGTGGAAATACAATCTTACATAAAAGCTTTGCTGGTGGTCATATAACAATGGCTGGTGCAAACAGTCCGGCTTCACTTGCTTCAAGACCTGTAAGAGTTGTTTTGTGTGATGAAGTTGATAGATACCCACCAAGTGCTGGTGCAGAGGGTGACCCAGTAAACCTTGCATTTAAAAGAAGTACTACTTTTTGGAATAAGAAGCGAATGCTTACATCAACACCAACAATTAAAGATGTTAGTAGAATTGAAGCAGCTTATGAAGATAGCGACAAAAGAAAGTTTAATGTACCGTGTCCTGAATGTTCAAAATTACAAGTGCTTAAATGGGCTAATGTTTCTTGGGATGATGGAAAGCCGGAAACTGCTAAGTACTTTTGTGAACATTGTGGAACTGCTTGGGATGATAGCAGTAGATGGAGAGCAGTAAGTAAAGGTGAGTGGATAGCTGAAGCACCAGCAAATGGAGTAGCTGGATTTTGGTTAAATGAGATTTATAGCCCTTGGGTTAAATTATCAGATATGGCTAAAGCTTTTTTAGAAGCAAAAAAGAGCCAACACACACTTAAAACTTTTGTGAATACTTCACTTGGTGAAACATGGGAAGATGACCAAGGCGAACAGATAGAAGATAATAAGCTTATGGCTAATCGTGAAGATTATACGGTTTTGCCAAATGATGTAGTTGTTCTTACTTGTGGGGTTGATACACAAGATGATAGATTAGAGGGTGAAGTTAAAGCTTGGGGTGATGGTAATGAAAGCTGGGGTGTATTTCCTTTTAGAATTGAGGGTAAACCAAGTCAAAAGCAAGTATGGGAAGATTTAGACAATATTATAAACGATACTTACAAAAGAGCTGATGGTGTAGAACTAAGAATATCTTGTACTTGTATTGATAGTGGTGGACACTTTACTGATGAGGTGTATAAATTTTGTAAAAAAAGAGAAGTGAAAAGAGTGTTTGCAGTTAAAGGGTCAAGTATAGCTGGTAAACCTATTGTATCAAGACCGACTACATCAAACAAGTTAAAAGTGAAGTTGTTTACAGTTGGAACTGATACTGCAAAAGAACTTATTTTTAGTAGGCTTCAGCTTGAAGAGTTTGGAGAGGGATATATGCACTTCAATAAAAACTTTGATGAAGAGTACTTTAAAATGCTTACAAGTGAAAAACTTGTTACAACTTTTAAAAAAGGTAGACCAGTTCGTGTATGGAAACCAACACGACCACGAAATGAAGCACTTGATTATACGGTTTATAATTTAGCAGCTCTTGCAATACTCAATCCAAATTATAAAAAAATCAAAGAGAGTATTCAGCCAGTTAAAAAGGAAGTGCAGTTGAAACAAAAGGTAACTAGACCACATAAAAAGGGATGGGCGAACTCATGGAAGTAATAAAAGAAAAAAAGAGTGTTGGAAGACCTAAAAGCGAAAATCCGAAAATGAAGCTAGATATTAGACTTAAAACATCTACTATCATTGATATTGAAGTTATAGCTGAAGAACTTGGAATACCTAAGAGTTCTTTTGTGCAAACAATACTAGAAAATGAAATGGAAAAATATAAAAATCTTCTAAAGTTATAATTTTTGTCCCTTTTAAATTATCTACCTATTTTGAAATAATACAGCCAAGATAAAAACTAGGGGTTTAATTTGGCTGATACATTTGCTCAACAAATGCTTACCAAAATAGAAGCTATGCTACTTGGCAAAGCTGATAATGATGTAGCTAAATATGAAATCGCTGGTAGGTCTTTGGAAAAATACTCTTTTGCAGAGCTTCAAAAACTAAGAAGACAATACAAAGGTGAAGTGAAAGCTGAACAAGTAGCTGCTGATTTAGAAGCCGGTCTTGGTAATCCAAGTCGTAAAGTATTGACTAGGTTTTAATGTGAAATTATTTGGATTTGAACTTAAAAAAGCTACACCACAAAAGCAAAAGAGAAACTTTAATGCTGCAAGTACTAGCAATTTGTATGCTTCATGGATACCATCAAACAATACTGCTGATATTGATATAAAAAAAGATTTAAAAAGTATTCGTAATAGAAGTCGTGAGCTTATGCGAAATGATGATTATGCGAAAAAATTTAAAAGAATGATTAAATCTAATGTAGTTGGTAGTCAAGGTATTAAACTTCAAAATCAAGCAAAAGATACAAACGGTAATCTTGATAAAAAAGCAAATGACATTATTGAAACAGCTTGGAAAAAATGGTGTAAAAAAGGTAATTGTGATGTTACTGGTAAATACTCATTTATAGATATTATGAAAATGGTTATGGGTACACTTGCTGAAGATGGTGAAGTACTTATACGAAAAGTTAAAGGTTTTGATAATGAATTTGGCTTTGCACTTCAACTTTTAGAAGCTGATCACTTAGATGAACAATATAACGATAAAGATAGAAATATCTTAATGGGTATTGAGTATGACAAATGGAATAAACCAGTTGCATACCATCTTCACAAAACACACCCCGGAAATTTAACTTTATCAAATAGAGATGTACAAAGAGAGAGAATACCAGCTGATGAAATAAATCACTTATTTTTACCACTTAGAATTAGTGCTACTCGTGGAGTTCCGTGGATGCACACGGCTATGACTAGAATGAAGATGGTAAATGGTTATGAAGAAGCTGAACTTGTAGGGGCTAGACTTGGTGCAAGTAAAGCTGGTTTTTATACACGAAATCAAGCTGATGGTGAATATGGTGGTGATACGGTTGTAGGTGGCACACCAGTAAATGAAGTTACACCGGGGGAGTTTGAAATATTGCCGGAGGGGTGGGATTTTAAATCTTATGACCCACAACATCCATCAACTGCATTTAAAGACTTTATGAAAGTTGTTTTAAGAGGTATATCTAGTGGGCTTGATGTAAGTTACAACACTTTAGCAAATGATTTAGAGGGTGTAAATTATTCAAGTCTTAGAAGTGGAGTGCTTGAAGAAAGAGAAGTTTGGAAAGATTTACAAAAGTGGTTAGCTGAACACTTACTTGATGATGTATTTGCTGATTGGTTAGATATGGCACTACTAACAAAAACAGTACCTCTACCATTTTTTAAGTATGACAAATTTAATAGCCCTACTTGGTTACCTCGTGGTTTTGCATGGGTAGACCCACTTAAAGATATGCAGTCAAATATCTTAGCTTCAAAAGAGGGTTTAAAAACTCACACACAAATAGCTAGTGAAATGGGTCAAGACATAGAAGAACTGTATCAACAGTTAGCAAAAGAAAAAGAGCTTAGAGCTAAGTATGGAATTACAACTATGAGTGAAGCTGAACTTATGCAACTTATAGCTGCGACAGTAGTTGAAGAAAATCAAACAGAGGAATAGACAATGCCAAAGACAATGAACTTAAAACCACAATTTAGAAACTTTGAATATAAAAGTTTTGATGAGGAGAAGAGAACAGTAGAACTATCATTTAGTAGTGAAGACCCTTATGAAAGATATTGGGGTATTGAGATTTTAGACCATTCAACTACATCAGTAAATATGGAGCGACTTAATAATGCTGCACCATTGCTATTTAATCATAATCGTAATGATGTTATTGGTGTTGTGGAGTTTGCAAAGATTGAAGATAAACGAGGTATAGCAGTCGTTAGATTTGGAAATAGTGCAAAAGCCAAAGAAGTATTTAGTGATGTGGTTGATGGAATTATGAAAAATGTATCTGTGGGATACCAGATAGATGAAATGAAACTTGAAAGTGAAAAGGATGGTGTGGAAACCTACCGAGTAACTGGATGGCAACCGTTTGAAATATCAATAGTTTCAATACCAGCTGATAATACGGTGGGTGTTGGTCGTAGTACTGAAGACTTGGAAGAGTGTCCAGTAAAAATTTTAAATCAAAAAAAGGAGGCTATCGTGCCTAAAGAAAAAGAAAATGTAGATGTAGCAGCTGTTCAAGCTGAAGCAAGAACTGCTGAAAGAACAAGAGTAAGAGATATTAGTGCAATCGGTGCTAAATTTAAACAAGATGATCTAGCCGCTAAAGCTATTGAAAATGGTACAAGTGCTGATGAGTTTAGAACTATGGTACTTGAAAAACTTGGAACTGTTAAGCCAGTTGATAGCAAAGCTAACGACATTGGCATGAGTGAAAAGCAAATTGAAAACTACTCTTTTAGTAGAGCTTTAACAGCAGCTATTACCGGTGACTGGTCAAAAGCTGGTTTAGAAAAAGAAGCAAGTGAAGCAGTAGCTAAAATGCTTGGTAAAGATAGTCGTGGTTTTTATGTTCCTCACCAAGTTCTTCAAAGAGAGCTTACAACTACAACTGGTGCTGCAACTATTGATACAACAACTGGTGGTGCTAACTTTATTGACATTTTAAGAAATAAACTTGTTATTTCTAAGCTTGGTGGTCAAGTGCTTAGTGGTCTTCAAGGTAATGTAGCTATTCCAAAACAAACTGGTAGTGCAACTGCATACTGGATTGATGAGGGTGCTGCAACAACTGCAAGTGATTTAGCACTTGGACTAATTGAGCTTAAACCTAAAACAGTAAGTGCAAAAACTGGTTACACAAGACAAATGTTACTTCAAGGTAATCCTGATATTGAAGCTTTAGTTATGAATGACTTAGCAACAAATATCGCACTTGCTATTGACCAAGCTGCAATTAGTGGTGATGGACTTGCTGGTAAACCTACTGGTATCTTAAACACTACTGGAATTGGTGCAGTTGATACAAGTTCAGCAGCTGGTGGATTATCATGGGCTAAAGTTGTTGAACTTGAAACAAAAATTGCTGATGGTAATGCTGATGTAGAAAACATGAACTATATCGCTGGTGCTGGTGTAGCTGGTAAGCTTAAAACTAAAGAGATTGCTAGTGGTACTGCTCGTTTCTTACTTGAAAAAGGTGAAGTAAATGGTTATGGATTTACTAGAACTAATCAAGTAGCTGCAAACACTATGCTATTTGGTGACTTTAGCCAAATGATAACTGGTTTATGGGGTGGTTTAGACATTATGATTGACCCATACTCTAATGCAGATACTGGTGGAATTGTTATCCGTGCTTTCCAAAGTGTTGATGTTGGTGTTCGCCATGCAGCAGCATTTTCAGCGACTACAAATATTGACCAATAAGGGGTAAAAAATGTCTAAATTAGTAACTATCACAATGCTTACATCTCTCTTTGTGAGAGGTAAAATGTTTAAAGAGGGTGAAGAAGTTGAAGTGAACGAAAGAGAAGCACAAGAACTTATCAACCGTGGTGTAGCAACTGATGAAACTGAAGTAGAAATACAAGAAGATACAACAGTAGCTATTGAAGATATGAAAAAGAATGATTTGGTTGAGTATGCAGCTTCACTTGGTATTGATGTTCCAAGTAAAGCCAATAAAGATGAAATCATTGTACTTATCAATGAAGTACTTGATGAAGAAGATGGTGAAAACGACTAATGAGTTTACAAGGGATGATAGATAAAGACTTAGCTGCTTGTTTTAACATCTATGAGTTTGGTGAAGAGGTTACACACTATTTTGGTGTAGATAGTTCTGAAAAACTAAACATCATATTTGATGAAACGACTGATGTTATTCTTGATAAGGGTGAGTATGCCGGTATTGAAACCGTTGTACCATCTTTGCAAATATCAACTGAAGTAGCAACTAATATCAATCATAAATCCCTTTTTACCATTGGTGGTTTAACCTATGGTGTTATTGAAGTGCATAAACAAAATGATGGCACTACTAAAGTGTATTTGGATAGACAGTAATGAAGCGACAAAAAATCATAACTACTATCGTTGAACAAATGCAACTTATCAGAAGTGCAAATGGCTTTTATAGTGAAGCTGGTAAAAGTGTTTTTGAGTGGCTAGATAAACCACTTGATAAAGATGAGTACCCAGCAATCATTGTAAGGGATGTATCAGATAATACTGAAGATAGTCAAGTGTTACAGCACACTCTTAAAATTGAAGTTGATATAGCAGTAAGCAACAAAGCTTTAACTACTTGGGATATGCGAGAAGTTACAAGTGATGTTCTTAAAGCTTTTGGAAATATTGAAGAAGTTTTGAGTTATGAGTGTAAGTACTTAGGTAGTGATTTTTTAGTAGATCATAAAGATAGTGTTTATGGTGGTGTTCGATTAGAGTTTTTAGTCAAATATCATACTGGAAGATGGGAGCAGTAAGTGTTAGCTGAACTTAAAAGACTTATCAACAACTTAGTTTCTTTTGGAACTGTATCGCAAACAAAATCAGCTGATGGTAAAGCATTGGTAAGGGTTAAGATTATGGATAGAGAAAGCGACTTTTTACCAGTTGTATCTGTATCAAACAGCTTTAAAAAGCATTTTATCCCAGTAAGAGTTGGTGAACAAGTTGTTGTGATTAGTCCTTTTGGTGAAGCAAGTGGTGGTTTTGTTTTAAGAAGTATTTTTAACAAGAGTGCAAAAGAGCCAAGTTTGGCAAATGAGCATACTGAAGTTATGGAATATGAAGATGGAACTGTAATCACTTATGATACACAAGCTAAAGAGTTGAAAATCAATGCTAGTGACAAAATAACTATTATTTGTAAAGCTGCAACTGTAACAGCTGATACAGTTGATATAACTGCAACTACTACAAATAATGGTGATGTAACTATCAATGGGAATTTAACTGTTAGTGGTGATGTAAGTTCAAGTGGAAGCATTAGTGATAGTGTTGGAGATTTAACAGCTCACCAACATAGTACAACTGATGGTGCAACTGCACTTCCAAGGTAGATTAGATGTATCAAATTAGTATAGCTGATAGTATCAACAGAATTTTAAAAACACCTCTAAATACAAGAGTGCAGCGACCAGAGTTTGGAAGCTTACTTTATACACTTAGAGATAGAAACTTTGATGATGAATACAAGTTAAAAGCTACTAGATACACCTATGAAGCAATAAGTAGATTTGAGCCAAGAGTGAAGATTGAACAAGTCAATTTTAAAGTGAAACCAGTTAGTGGGGTTGTTGTTTTATCAATCACTTTAGCTAACGGTGAAGTAGTAGAGGTAACAAATGATTAATATAGATAGTTTAACTAGACCGGATGTGCTGCAAGTTTTAGACTATGAAACGATTTTAAATCAAAACATAGAAAACTTTAAAACTTTAGTGCCGGACTGGATACCTTTAGAAAGTGATGAGTTCAAACTTATACTTGAAGCTTTTGCTTATAGAGAGTTGCATTTAAGAGCCGAGTTTAACAACTTGGCAAATGCTTTTTTCTTATCAACATCAACTGCTAATGACCTTGACAACTATGCTGTTTTTTATGGTGCTGAAAGGCTGCAAGGTTCAAAGCCTTATGCAGCTTATGAGTTTAGTTTAGCTGAAGTATTAACACAAGATGTAGTGATACCAGCCAACTTAATTTTAACGGATGAAAATAGTGAGTATCAAGGGAAACTTTTAGATACTGTAACAATTTTCGCCGGCGAAATTAAAGCGACTGGAACAGTTGAACTTCAACTTGATACCAAGTCAAGTGATGTAAAAACTGAAATCATAACAACACCTTTGCCTTTTATAGTTGAAGCAAAAGCAACTGAAGCATTTAATAATGGTTCTGATGTAGAAAGTGATGAAGAGTTTAGAGCTAGAATACTTTTAAGTATGGCTGATAAATCAACAGCTGGTAGTGAAGAAACTTACAAGTCATTTACATATAGTGCTGATGAAAGAATAGAAGATGTTGCTGTGTTAAATGGTGGTGCTGGTGTAGTGAATGTTTTTTACTACTCACCACTAGCTGATACTATCATGCAAACTAGAATAGAAGATATGTTGAACAAAGAAGAGGTAAGACCTCTTAGTGATGTTCCAGTAGTTGCAAAAGCTACTGAAATACCTTTTAGTGTAGTTGCTGAAATAAAGATACTACAAAATCAAGAAACTGCAACTGTTTATAGTAATGCTATTGAGAGTTTAACAACTGGATTAGCTGCACTTAAACAGATAGGTACAGATATAACACTTAGTGAAATCAATGACTTTTTAAAAGTTGATGGTGTTAAAGAAGTTGTTATAACTTCACCAGCTGCTAATGTAGTTGTAGCAGATAGTGAGATAGGGGTAAATAGTGGAAACACAATCACTTATACCGTTATTTGAAACTAAAGAGCTTCATAGCTCTGATGTTGTAGCTGCTAATGTAGTTGATACATTAACTAGCGAAATACAAACTTTTAAGAACTTAGCTAGTGCTGATAATTGTGAAGCAAAATATCTATCTTTTTTGGCTTATGCTTTTAAAGTAGATTTTTGGGATGATCAGTTAAGCGAAGTAGAAAAAAGAGCTTTGATAAAAGCTAGTTTGAAACTACATCAACTTAAAGGTACTAGATGGGCTATATATGAAGTGCTTAAAGCAGTTGGTTTAAGTGTACCAAACTATGAAGCTGTAATAGTTGAGTATAAAGACAGAGATGACTATAAGTATGATGTTCAAAGAGATGGTACAAACTCTTATGATGGTTCAGTAAAGCACAATCACGGTCTTTTTATATATGACTTTAGGCTTGAAAATTGGGCTGAATATGCAGTACTGATAAAAGTTCCTATTAGTGAAAGTCAAGTGATTAAAGCTAAAGAACTTATAAACAAGTATGCACCAGTTAGATGTGTACTAAATGGTTTTGTAAGTGAGTTAAAACAAAGAGATGGTGCTATTGTTTATGACAGTAGTTACACACATTAGATAAAGGACTGATATGGCAAATATTGTAGAAAGTGAAACTTGGGATACTGGGGTTTATCAACTTGAAACAACAGACCCAGTACAAGGTGGAGTAGATGGAATAGACAATGTTCCTCACAAGGCTCTTGCAAATAGAACGGTTTGGTTAAAAGCACAACTTGCTTTAAAAGCTTTAGTTGGTGGTAGTGCTACTCAAATCTTTAAAGCAGCTGCTGGTGTAGCTAGTGATGATGTTGTTAATAAAGGGCAATTAGATAGCAGTATATCAGCACTTGGTGATGTACTATCAAATGATGGGACATCTTTATTAACAAACGGATATACAAAACTAAGTAATGGATTAATTATTCAATGGGGCATGATGCCAGGTGCAGATAGTTCGATCACTTTCCCTTTGGCTTTTCCAAATGAAATTTTACAAGCATTTTCTACGACTTATAATGATAATGATGCTTCAGCTATCACAAATAGAAGTACAACTGGATTAACAATCACAACTATTGATGCCTCATCTGGAGCAAATAGTTCAGTAGATGCCTCATGGTTAGCAATAGGATATTAAGGTAAAAATATGAAATATGTACATTATGACGAAGTAAATGGAAAACTTTTAGGATGGTATGATAAGGATATTCACTATGTAATACCTACACCAAACATTGAAGTAAGTGATGAAGATTGGAAAATAGCAATAAATGCAAATGCTAACTTTATTGATACAACCACTAAAACTTTATCTGTAAAAGATTTTAGAACTGCTGAAGAGTTATTGCTGAAACAAGCTAAAGATATAAACAATGCAATTCAAAACCACTTAGATACAACTGCACAAAGTCTTAGGTATGACAATATAAATGCTATTGGTAAATATGTTGGTTATGAGAATGATTTTAGGGCTGAAGCTGAAAAACTTGGTGCTTGGGCTAGTTCTTGTTGGAAAGTTGCTGGACAAATTGAAGCTGATGTGCAAAGTGGTGTAAGAGTTATGCCTACAGTTGATGAAGTTCTTGCTGAGCTTCCGGTTTATGTGTAGGTAGATGTTATGAAACAAGAACAGTATATTGAAAAATTTGAGAATGATATGAATAAAAGAAGCCGCACTATGAGGTTTCTTTTGGTATTAGACCAAATGTTTAATGTACTGCTTTGGAACGGTAGCCAAGATGAAACGATCAGTAGCCATATAGGTAGAAGAATTGAAAACAATGAAGCTACTTGGTTTGATAAAAAGCTTTGTAAGTTGCTAAGACTTATAGAAGCGAAGCATTGCATTAAAAGCAAAGGAGAATAGAAAGATGGATTTAAATTTCGGAATTAATGGAAGTTTTGGTGTTGAAGCAGCAAGACCTATTACGATTAGCAGCTCTACACCTATTGGGATAGTTTGTACTGCTGATAATGGTGCAACTGGACTTATGAAGTTCAATAATGCAGATGAGGGTTTGCAGTATGTAACTGATAACCTTATAACAGATGGTACTTTGGAGATAGCACTTACTGGTATCTCTTTACAAGGTGTTAATTGTCCTCTTGTTGTTCATGTATCAACACTAGATACTGCAACACCGGCAAATAATATTACAAATGTTTTAGATGGTCTTGATATGCTTAAACAATCAGACCCAGTTACTGGTATTGACTTAAAAAATGGTTTAGTGATTGTGCCAGAGTATTCAGCTGATTTAACAGTAGCTGCAAAGATGGATAGTATTTGTACTGCTCTTTGGTGTACTGGTATTACTGATGATTTTAGTGCAGATGAAGCTGGTGTAACTGCTTTTGCTGCTAACTTTGGAAGTAAGTACTTATTACTTGGAACTGGTATATATAGTGCAGATGGTAAACAAATTCCATTTAGTCCACTTATGGCTGGGCTTATTGCATACCATGATGGAAATACTGCTTTTGGTTGGGCTAAAAACCACTCTAATAGAGTTGCAAAAGGTGTAGCTGGTACTGAAAGAGTTATTGAGTACTTAGATGGTCAAGATTGTGAAGCAAGAAGACTTAGACAAAACTCTATATCTATGATTGTTAAAGATGTTGGTTGGAGAACTTACGGTTTTGAAACGACTGATATTGACCCTATTTGGCAATCACTTGACCGTGTTCGTACTTTTCACCGTTTACTTGCTGCAATACTTGAAGCTAGTAAGTGGGCTAGAGATAGAGAAGCAGACCAACTTATTTGGGTTAAAAAATCAGTTGTTGAGTTTATGAATGAACTTAAAGGTAACAATGTAGTTATCGGTTTTGATGTGTTCTTTGACCCTGAAAAAAATACTGCTGCAACTGTAACAGCTGGTAAGTTCTACTTAACTATCTTAGTACAAGATATGCCAAGTATTCGTGAACTTAATATAGAACTTGTTTACTCCGATACATGGGGCGAAACTTTAATCAATTACATTAACGGATAAGGGAGTATAAAATGAAATTACCTCAAACACTTACGGATATTAATATCTTTGTAGATGGTATAGGTCATTTAGGTACAAGTAAGAAAGTTACTTTACCTAAGATTGAACAAATCAGAGAAACACAAACAGCTGGTGGGTTTGAAAGAAGTGTAGATACTGGTATCTTTAAAGAGTTATCAGCTGAATTTGTACTTAGTGAATACAGTCCTATTGTTTATGCAGCTTTAGCAGCTGGTAATGCTACTGGTCTTGGTACAAATATCACTATCAAAGGTTCATTCTTTCAAGATGGAAAAAGAACATCTATCCTTTGTACTCTTCAAGGTAGTATAGATATTGATGATGGCGATATGGAAGCAAACAAAGCTGTTGAGAGAAAAATCTCAATGAAGCCAAACTTGTATGTTATGGAAATTGATGGTAAGCAAGGTTGTTTATTTGACACTACAAACATGATAGCTATTGTTGATGGTGTTGATATGTTATCAGACCTTAGAACTCATATTGCATAAGGGGTATTAGATGGCAAAAGTAAAACTTAGTACTGGTGTAGAAGTTGATATGAGAGAACCGGTTGTAAGAGATATGAGAATTGTATCTACTTACAAAGATGAAGTTGAAAAAGAGTTAAATCTTATCGGTAATCTTACTGGTTTAACAGCTGATGAGATAGATGAACTATCTTTAAAAGATTATGCTTTATTGCAAAAAGAGCTTACAAATTTTTTATCATAAGCTATAACGATACTATGCGAGGTATGGCACTTATAGGTTCTACCTTGCATTTTAGTTATAGCGAAATGTTAGAAATGGATATAAGTGTGTTTATGGATTTTGTGGATTATGCAAATGAAATAGTTGAGAAACAAGGTTAATGATACCAAGTGACATAATAGCAATAGCTGTAAAAACTGCATAGGTACTACTTTCAAAGATAGTGCCTATAAAGATACCAGTTATAGAAGATAGCAAAAGTAAACCTATTAAAGATTTTAGATAGTAGTTAAATTCTTTCATAGGTATATTTTAGCATAAATATACAAAAGGGGCTTTGATATGGAAAAGATGTTAGCTTTAGGAGTGGTACTAAGTGCTACTGATATGTTATCCCCAGCATTTAATAAAGCTGGTAAAAACCTAAACAAGTTTGAGGGTAAAGTAAAAGCTCTTGGTGCTAGTTTAACAAAACTTGGTACTGTTTCTCTTGGTTTAGGTACTGCTTTAGCAGCTCCACTTGGTGCAGCACTTACAAGTTTTAATGATGTAGCACAAGCACAAGGTGATTTAGCTTCACTTGGTATTGGTGATGAGGGTATAAATGCTATTACAAATTCAGCAATACGATTTAGTAATGAGTTTGCTGGAACTACTGCACCGGATTTTATAAAGGCTTCATACGATATTAAAAGTGGTATAGCAAGTCTAAGTGATGAGGGTGTAGCAAAATTTACAAGATTAGCAGCTATGACCGGTTCGGCTACTAAATCAACAACTGAAGAAATGACTAAACTATTTGCACTTGGTTATGGAATATTTAAAAATTCAGATGAAACAGACTTTGATTTTGGTAATA